CGGAGCAAACCTTAGCGGAGCAAACCTTAGCGGAGCAAACCTTAGCGGAGCATACCTTAGCGGAGCAGACCTTAGCGGAGCAAACCTTAGCAGAGCAAACCTTAGCAGAGCAGACCTTAGCGGAGCAAACCTTAGCGGAGCAAACCTTAGCGGAGCAAACCTTAGCAGAGCAAACCTTAGCGGAGCAAACCTTAGCGGAGCAAACCTTAGCGGAGCAAACCTTAGAAGAGCAGACCTTAGCGGAGCAAACCTTAGCGGAGCAGACCTTAGCAGAGCATACCTTAGCGGAGCAGACCTTAGAAGAGCAGACCTTAGCGGAGCGAACCTTAGAAGAGCAGACCTTAGCGGAGCAGACCTTAGCGGAGCAGACCTTAGCGGAGCAAACCTTAGCGGAGCAGACCTTAGCGGAGCAAACCTTAGCAGAGCAAACCTTAGCAGAGCAAAAAATTTATTTTCTGCAAATGATTTTTTTAATAAAAATTTTGTAAAAAACGAAAATGGGTACATAGTCTACAAGGCTTTTGGTAACACTACATATTCTGTCCCGTTAAAATGGGTATTAAGAGATGGAGAATTTATAGAAGAAAATGTTAATTTAATACCGACGGATGAATGTGGTTGCGGAGTTAATTTTGGAACATTAGATTATATTTATAAAACATATCCAGACGCAATACAAATTTGGGTTTGTTTATTAAGATTCGAAGATATGCCAGGTCTTGTGGTTCCTTACAATTCCGACGGGAAATGTCGTTGTAGTAGATTACAATTATTACATAAATTATAAACTTAATTCTTAAAAAATGAAAATGAACTATTCAGGTGAGATCGAACTCACAAAAATGCAAACCGGAATTTTTACAACACCTAAAGGGTGTAGATGCCTACTCATTCCTATAAAAGAAAATCATCTCAATGAATTTTCTGAAGGGCGTATTGCAATACCGATTAATATCATCGTCCACGAATCTAAAGACAAGTACGGCAATTCAGGTTTTATAGGCCAGAAACTTTCATCAGACGAGTACAAAGCTTTATCCGAAGAGCAAAAGAAAGAGATGAAACTTCCAATTTTGGGCAACTTCAAGGATTTTTCTTCTGATTCCGGTAAACCGGCGCCGGAGGCTTCCAAAGCGGATGATTTGCCTTTTTAGTATTAACAGCCCCTTCGGGGGCTTAACTCTTTATTATGAAAAAACGTCCCTGTTTATCCCCGGGCTGTTCAAAGCCAGCGCAAAAAGGCAATTACTGTTTTGCCTGCGCTAAGCGACGGTATCGCGAAAATAATAGATTAAAAGCCTGTTATTATACCCTTAGAGATAATGCTAAGCGGCGTGGTAAAATTTTTGATCTTACATACGAGCAATATGTCGCTTTCGCTGTCGAAACTGACTACTTTTTTAAAAAAGGATGTAGTAAAAAATCGCTTCATATTGACAGAATTGACGAAACTGGACCATATTCGATAGAAAATATTCAAGTTCTTGAAAATTCTGCCAACGTTCGTAAATACTTGCAGTTCAAGGCACGAATAAAAAACGTAGTTGAATTTGAGGTTATTACGGATAAACCGATAAATATTGAAAATTTTCCATTTTAAATTTTAGAATTGTAATTTTTTGCGTATATTTGTAGCTCTTAATCTTAAAAAAGACTGCTTTCGACTAATAGGTAAGGTCATCAGCTAACGCCAGATGTCCGGGTTCGAATCCCGGAAGCAGTCCAAACTAAAAATCTTCATATGGGGGCTCCTAAAGGAAATAAATTTTGGGAATTACGTTCTAAACACGGACGAGATAAGCTTTTTAAGACGCCCGAACTTTTATGGCAGGCTGCTTGCGAATATTTTCAATGGATTGAAGACAACCCTCTTATTCAGATTGATTTTAAAGGAAAAGATGCCACAGAGGTTGAAATACCTCATACTCGTCCATATACGATACAGGGACTTTGCTTGTATTTAGATTGTAATGTTATGTATTTCAACGATTTTGAATATGGGCTGGCGGGAAAGAAAGATCAATTATCAAAAGACTTTTCAATAATCTGTACGCGCATAAGGGATACAATCTACAAACAGAAATATGAAGGTGCATCCTGTGGGTTCTATAATCATAATATCATCGCTCGTGACCTGGGCCTTGCTGAAACTGTAAAAGCAACCGTATCCGCAAAACAAGAAGTTACAGTCTCTACAACAGAAGCGGCAAAACAGGTACAAAATTTAATCGATAAGTTCGAGTCTGAATGATTACAACACGCGTCTTTGAAGATACTCTTACAGCCTACAATGCAGGTTATAGGATTATAGCAAATCGCGGAGGCACACGTTCAAGTAAGACGTTTAGCGCGCTTCAGCTTCACTATCTCATTATGGTTAACTCGCGAAAACCACGCGTAATCTCTACAGTTTCTCATTCGTTCCCTCATCTATTTGGTGGCGCTATCAGAGATTTCGAAGCTATCCTAAACGGAGAATCAGTTAATTTAGATAGGTCACGTAATATCACGCCTCGCCAATACCGCATCAATAATGTACTGCATGAATTTATCGGATTCGATAAACCAGGTAAGGCCCTGGGCGCATCACGTAATATCTTGTTTATAAACGAAGCGAACAAGCTACCTTTCACGATCGCTCACCAGCTTATGCAGCGGACAACCGAATGCATTTTTCTAGACTGGAACCCTTCGGAGGAGTTCTGGTTCGACACAGAAGGGTTATCGTCGCGTGCTGACTGTAAGATTATTGATTCTACATTTTACGATAATATCCAAAACCTTACACAAGGCCAGTTAGACGATCTTAAAGAAGCTAAAAGAAAAGCATTAGCAGAAGATAAATCAGGGAAACGGGGGTATTGGTGGAACTGGTGGCAGGTTTACGGACTTGGATTAAAAGGACAATTAGGAGGGGTTATCTTTCAGAACTGGAGGACATATGAACAGCTGCCGGATTGCGACTTATATAGATTGTGGGTAATAGACTGGGGAGGTCAAGACCCTACAACGCTTACGGAATGCAATTTCGACGGCGACAATAACCGGTTGTATATTAAAGAACATATATACCAGCCTCAGATTCTTAATAGCAAGCTTATTAATTACATACAAGAACACAATACACGCAAGGAACCTGTGATCTGTGATTCAGCACGTAAGGATAAAGTATTTGAATTGCAAATGGCTGGAATAAACGCTTTAGGTGCTACAAAAGGAGAAGGTTCTATAATCGACGGTATTGACAGATTACAGGAATTTACTATCTTTATTCATAAGGACAGTAAAAACGCCATTGATGAATTTACTAAATATAAACGTGTGCAAGACCCTGTGACTGGTAAATTCTTAGATATACCTGAAGATAAGAACAATCATATTATCGACGGGGTCAGATATGGCGCCAGATTCTAAAGACGGTCAATTCGACCATTAAAAAAAAAAAAAAAATAAAAAGGGATGGCAAGCCCGAAAACAGGGAGGAAAAGAAATGATAAATATTGATAATTACGACTTAAAACAGACTTCAGCGGAATGGATGTCTGAAATTACAGACAAACTTCTAATCGACCCAGACGGCTGGGATCGCAAAAATTTTGGCTATTCTTTTTATGAAGAGCTTATCACGAGAGACGAGTTCATGAGAAGACTTAGTAATTCAACGTTGGAGGGGGTGTGATACCGATAAAAATAGGAAAAAAGAAATTCAATATTAAATCTATTGATGAGCTTACAACGTCCGAATTCATTGAGCTTTCAAAGATAGATAATTGCGATACTATTAAATATATTGCCTGGCAGACTGGAGAATCTTTCGATAGCGCTTTCTTCGCTGTAACATCTAAATCGTTAGATATAGCTATCGGTAAGGCGCCCGATGTCACTAAACTACCTAAGCCCAAGTGGCCGGACTACACAAAGACAATAGACACAGTAGGTCAGAGGCACCAGGTTGAGAACTCAGGTAAGCAAGATTTTGAATTGCTTGTATATTGCCTTGCCGTATCACAAGCGCGTAGTAATAACAGTGACCAGGTGAATGAGCTTGAAAAGGAATATTTGCAACGTCCTTTTCAAGAAATTTTACCGGCTGGTTTTTTTTTCTTCAAGAGCTACAAATATGGCAAAAAAAACGTGCTCACGAGTTTAAGGCTATTACTGTATTCGATGATGACTCCGAAATCAAAAAGGCTGCGGGAGCTGAAAGGCTGAATGTGTACTCAAATTACTTAGAGACACAGACGCTTTGCGAGCTTTTAAATTGCGACTATGAAAAAATATTAGAATCTGATGATGCTTTTTGCACAAAAATTTTGCTTTCTAATTTAGAAAAAACTACATTTGAGCAGAAATTCTACAAACTGAAGTCAAAGCAAAACAAAGGATGAGTCTAATTACAGAGATAAGCACGATAGTAACAGCCTTGTATCCCTCAGCCACCTTTGTTTTATCATCTAAATTTCAAGCCAACATCGAATCTTACTTCACCGATCCTTCTGCGCTGCCTCTAATCGTATTAGATAATGAATTATCTAAGCAGGCCAGCATCCAAAAAAATAATAATGTCCTAAAAGATAGTAAGATTCTAATATCATTCTTAAATTTGGATAGCCTTGAAAATACTGACCTACAAAGCGAAACTATTCGTTCAGAAATGGAGGCAATGGCTGATCGTGTTGCCGCGCAGATTTATCAGTTAGTGCCATGTAGATTGATTACTGGTAACCAGAAATATAAAATCACGCCTATGTTTCACGTGTATAATACAAATATGACCGGGGTGGCTCTTGAGATGCAGGCTAATTATAATGAAATCGTAAATTTTGATATAGTATGAAAAAATTATTATTGATCCTGTGTATGTTTCCTATCCTGGCTTTCGGACAGATGGATATCGTTAAGCGAAAAGTATCTTGCGACACGCTGGTCGGAAGAAAAGATACGGTTCATGTAAGGGCACGGGCTATATGGTTAAATGATACTCTTATTATTCCTTATATACAAGCGCATTCTGGAGTAGTGGCAGAATCAGATCCAGTTTGGATTGCACAGAAAGCAGGTAAACAAGATACGATTTGGAATAACATAATTTATGTTCCTATAAATGGCAATATTCAAACTTATGTTAATAATGCTGATGCGGGAAGTACGATAGTCCTCGCATCAGGAGTATATACTATCACGTCATCAATTGTTGTTTCAAAACAATTAAATATTGTTGGACAGGGGAGTTCGGGATTTGTTACAACGCCTGTAACCCCTTCGCACGGAACTTTAATAACGTCAGCAACAGGAGGTATTACTGCATTTCAGGTCAATAATGACAATGTTCGTATAAATAATTTATCTATTAATTTAACTGGATCTGCTTCTACGGGTATCAATACAGCTAATAACTTAACAGGATTAGTTTTTTCTGATATAGATGTAATAGTAAATTGCAATGGCTTGGCCCAGGGATTTACGATATATGGGTCTAATGCTATTCTTCGAAATCTTTCATTTTATATAACATCCTTAAATGATGGATGTACAGGAGTTTGGGCGTGGAATGATAATGGTACAACACAGAATGCAGTCGTCGATTGTTACAACGTAACAGGAACGACCTATGGAATAAGTTCATATTCTTATGCTTATGGCTGTGAAAATATAAATGACGCTAATACAATAACGTTAAATTTAGAAAGTTCTAAATGCAGGTCTTTATCAGGTTCCACGAACGATATAGCTGTTTATTCAACATCTACAACGACAAATAATTCTATAATTAATGCCTATCTTTGTACGTTCGACGGGGCTGATTATGATGCTTGCCAGACAGGTACTAATCAATTGAATTTAGGCGGATCGGTAATCGTTAATGACAAAATTTGTGGTACTGTTACTTATAGAGCAGCAATGGTATCTCAGAGCATCAGGGGCGATACAGCTAAGCTAACAGGAAATGTATTTGCAAAGAATTACTATAATGGACAAGTAATCATAAGAGATAGTACTTTAGCTAACTTTAAATATGTAGATGATCATTATACTGCTTCAAATGGAATTATAAAAGCAACAAATGACTTTCAATTAGGTAGCACGGATGCTTTCATAGGTTTTACGTGGGAGTCTGACAACGGAAGGTTTAGACAAGATTTTTATGAAGGCTTTATATCGTCTCGTGTAGCTGGTGATGGAGCTAAAAAAACTGTATATTTTGAATTGGATACCGGAACGACAGTTTGGACACCTGCAAGATTCAGCATGATTGTTGATAATTCGGATTTTAAGCAGGCTCTGGAATTGCGGTTAGACACGGTTTATGGGCTTCATTTTAAAAGCGGTTTGGATACAACAATACACAACGATTCTACTGTCGTAACTTTCCGACAAATGAAAAATGAAATAACAGGAGGAACTGCGTCTGTTTTTACGTTAAATGGTTTGGTTAATTCTGGAAGTACAATAGCTTTAGATAGTACAGCTTCTAAACCTGTTTATATGAGTCTTCGTGCAGCTAATGGGTTAGATTACTTACAATTTGGCCAAACATGGTTTTATAATTATATTAAAAACCCAACAACTATGGGCTCTGTTCAGGTTACGAATACAGGTGATGCATTTATAGTTGATGCAGCAAGCGATCCAACGAACCGAAATACATGGCAATTTAGGTTAGATTCGTTGGAAGGAGCCTTCACAAAGCAGAGTACTCCTGTATTTAGAATAAAAAATAACGGAGTATTTTATAATTCACATACTACAGTTCAAAACAATTATTGGCTTACTGATAAGCAGTATGTGGATAGTGTAAAAAATTCATTAATAGGATCTGAGTCTGACCCAGTTTGGGTAAGTGATAGTTCAGTTTACATATCTAAAAGTCAAGCAAGATCAGATATACAAGATACAGCAGATATTTTGAGATCATTAATACCAACATCTTCGGACTATGTATCACCTAACGACACAATAGGAGGTTCTGGAACAAAAAAGATAGGAACGGCTTATCAGGAATCGTTAAAGCAGAATAAAGCAGACACAGCAAATAATACGACATCAGGAGTTTCTACAGCTTATGACCATTATTCAATTACAATAAGCAGGCCGGATTCAATCACATACACAACGTCTTTTCCGTTTACTAAAGTTAATACATATATGTTTCATTCTTTAACGGGAAATGACTCTATTTATGCTAATTTGTCAGGTGCTATCAGGGGAGGTGGTGGTCAAATTTTATTTAAAAATGATGGAACCCATACTCCTATTTTAACATATTTTGGAACTCACATAGATGGGTCTTATGATAGGTTATATGCATATACTTTAATAACCCTTATTAGACTCTATGGTACTTGTTTTATCGTAATAAAAAATTTTGACTAATGAAATTTATATTATTAATATTATCATTTTTATATATTACGGCTTCTGCACAAATAAATAATTGGATTTCACAAAAGATTAATACTAATATAAATATGAATGTAGTAATTGAAGGGCATTCTTTTATGTATTCAGGGTCTTCAATGAATTATATTTTACGTGAATTGCTACTCTACGATACAATTTACACTTATGCACAATCTGGGGATCATATACAGAGTTGTATTGATAGAGAAGATTTAGTTGATGCAGAAAGTATTACGGAAACAAAATTAAATAAAAATGTGCTTGTATTATGGATTGGAGTTAATGATATTATAAATACAGCTGGACAAGGAACGACTGCTTATAATCTTTTAAAAACATATGTTATGGATAGGTCTGATTCCGGATGGACTGTTTTTTGTTTCACTATGACAAAAGCTACATCTGGAGGAAGGGGTGCTACATTTGAAAGTGAACGAAATATTTTTAATAATTATCTACGAACCGACCTTTATAAGATTCCACATGTCTACATTATAAACACGGACAATAGAACTGAGTTAAATAATGCTGGTAATACTGATTATTTTAGCGATGGATTGCATCCTACGTTTTTAGGTAGTTATACGGCTTTTACGGAATTACGAAAGAAAATGTTGTCTGTATATGGAGATTCAAGCGTTAATAACAGTACCAATGTTGCTTCATTGACCGTTACGTCAAGTGGGACAGGTTCTGGAGTAGGTACTTTAGTTTTGAATACGTTCGATTTTTCTACACTCTCCGTGACAACAGGTAATGCTAAATTTTATACAAATGCCGAAGGAACAGAAGGTGAGTCGTCTATTGTTAATTTGTCTGCAACTCAAATCAATACTGTTTATATAAAATGCTCTTCCGGTACGTCTACTCTAACTTTTAGTTCCAACAGAATTTACGCCATTGGGGGGTTGCAAACTGTAGGCTGGTCAGCAAGTACAAATGCTCCAATCTTGGGAGGAAATATAACAAAAACAACATTTCCAAACATTGTAAGTTTGTATTTGTATGGAAATAATAATGTTAATTTTTATACAGCAGGATATAACTCCGGAGTAAATTGTTTGAGATTATTAAATGGTGGAAACGTAATAGGATCTATAACAAATTTAACAGGATTGACAGATCTAAGAAGTTATGGTACTTCTACTAATGTATATGGTAATTTAACAGGATTGCCATTAACATATATGCTTTTGCCGTATAACTATAATACGACTGATACGTTAACTGGAGATGTGTCTACGCTTCCAATTTCTTCTAATGGATGGCTTATGTGTTCAGGGACGAATAAATTATATGGCTCCATATCGGGTTTAACAAATGCAATTCATATAGTAGTTAGCGGGAAAAATACACTTTCAGGTGATATTGCTTCTCTTACTAATCTATGGAGGTGCTACGTAGCTGGTGCTTATAATACCGTAACATATAGTAATACTACTAATATTCATGGAATTAGCGATTTAGCTATAAGTTCGGCAACTACATTGACATCAGAAAATGTAAATCAGATTCTTGCAGATTTTTGGGCAAATAGAAATTATACAAAAAATTGGGCCGGAAGGGGTTTAAATTTATTAGGTTCTGCATCTACAGGTCCTCCGACAGGACAAGGAATAATAGATAAAGCTAATTTACAGGCGGCAGGATATACGGTAACTACAAGGTGATAAAATATAACTTAAAACTAAATAAAATGATAGATAGATTATTAAAAAACTGGAAAACAACAAGCCTCGGTTTAATGAGTATAATCGGAGGTCTTGTGAGATTGGCTTTTGTAATTAAGTCAGGAGATGTTACTGAAGAGGCTGTTATGACTATAGTCACTACAGAATTGGCTGGTATAGGTTTACTATTAGCTAAAGATTCAGATAAAACGGGGGTTTAATGTTCACTGAAAAAGACATAAAAACCGGTGATGTATTCTTAACCAGGTCGAATGAATTCCTTTCTCGCGCGATAGTTTCAGAAATGATTCTATTTGCTAAAAAGAATAATATTCCTTACGAAGATATAAATGTATTTTCGCACATGGGGACTTTTGTTTGGGATCAGAACGGAGAGCTTAGGATTGCTGAGTCTGTAGATAATGGTTTTCAACAGCGACTATTCAGAAAACATTATAAGTTAATGACTCCAACACAGTGTGTTCTTCGAATTAAAGGAGGTTATACAGAGGAAGAGACTGAAGAGGTAATCCGGAAGATTTATGATTTAGATATAAAATCGACGAACTACCAATATCAAAATTTCATCCAGTGGCCGATTTACATAAGAACTAAAATTAATCTATTTGGAAAATCTACAAAGTCTAATTATTGTTACGAGACGACTTATGCTATACTTAATCATATGCGACCCGCTATTTTTCCGGATTCTAAAGGAAAGGTAGATCATTGGATGGTTTATGACTTAAACAAATTTGACAGAATATTTTAAAATTAAAGACTATGAAAGAAAAATTTTTACCTGATCCACCTCCTGATCCAAAACCGTGGGGGCCACCTAATGGAGGTTGACTATGGCTTTTGAAACTATTAACGTAGGCCTTGCGGCTAACGATCATACCGGAGACCCTATAAGGACTGGAGGTCAAAAGATTAATAACAATTTTGATCGGGTGAAGCGGGGTATTGCGTCCGCTGTAACAGCTCCATCAGGGAAGCTTTTATTTGCAGATGCTTTTACGACGACGAGTTACGCCTTTGTATTTAGTGATCCTTTAGGCAATACCGGGTTTACATGCGGGACTAAAGATACAGACGGAATTCACTATACGTGTATTGAAAGTGGAACTATCGATTATATTGCCATAGCCATATGAAAACATTTTTCAGTCCTGTATCAGAGATGCTTCTAAAAAAATGTGATCCTAAAATGGAAGCTCTCATGAACGAAGCGATAAAAAAAAGCCCGTTCGATTTTATTGTGTCTATGGCAACAGGAAACACAAAACCTTTGATGTCTGTAGAGATCGAGATTGTTGATCCTTCCCGTAAGACTGTTATTAATAGTCCGGAAAGATTACAGGACGTGGCTTGTCATATCAAAGGCATAGCCAAAAAGAAAAAAATAAGTATAAACTGGGGCGGTGATTGGAAATATCCGGCTCCTAACTATTTCGAATTATGCAGCAAGCAGGGGTAAGAAATGTAATTCTTTATGAAAATAAGGATTTGGCTTTTACGTTCAATGGAGGCCAAATAGCCACTATCACTACGCAGGGCCGAGTTATTAATATTGATTATAGCCAACGCGGGGATTTCTCTTTTACGACAAACAATAACAATAACGCGAAGGTATCATACAGCTATCTCCTTAAATGGGTGATATTTGAGTATACGGAAACGAGTATATCCGATATAAAATTAATAAAAGAGTCTATATACGGCTGGTGCCCACTTGTTTTTTTCGACGATGGTACAGCTAAGTTTTATAAGATACCTTTCAAATCACCTACCGAGTCAGAGATTCAGATCCAAAAGTCAATGCATTTCCCTGTCGAGGTAAAAAATATTATCGGAACACAGATCACAGGGCATGCGTTTTATATCCCGGCTAACGAGACAGAAGAAGTTTGTTACACATTTGACACGTCGCTTCTTACATGGGACACACGCTCGAATACATGGGATTACAGTTGTAGCGGCGGGGTTTTATTCTCTTCTGATTTCAGGACATTAGATGGAATGCATTTTGCGGGATCACCTGCAGGATGGAGTTCGTCTATCCAGGATGATCAAGGTAAATTAGTAACCGCTAATCATACTGGAACTCGTAACTGGGTTCAGATGTTTATTGAATCAATCCCGTATTTGGACGTAGGTTCATACCAGATAGAAGTTGATACGATCGCACTATCTGCTGGCACCGTTTTTTATTGTTGGTATGGCCCGTCTGGAGCTGAAAACCTTAACGCGATTGGTCATCATGACTTTACAATCGTAATCACAGAGCCAAGTCTGTTTGGTTTTGAGATCGCAAAATGGGATGATCCAGGTACGGCATTAATCGATAACCTCGTAATCCGAAAATTATGACAGACTTTAGTTTTATCGCGGACATAATAGAAAGACATCTGGAAAAATTAGGTAAGAGTATCGAAAAAGTATTAGTCGAGAAAAAAATTAGCAATACAGGTTTTTCAAAAGAATTTCTAATTGAAAAAACGGGAACGTCGGTGAAATTATTAGGGGCAAATTATCTTTATTACCTAGACAAAGGCCGCGGCCCTGGTAAGTTTCCTCCTGTTAATGTTTTGAAAGATTGGATAAAACAAAAATTAGGCGTCCCGGATTCTGAAATCAACAGTGCTGCTTATTTAATAGGTCGAAAAATAGCTAATGAAGGAACCGGAATTTATAAGGATAAATCTTTAGGTATACAGTTAGACATATTAGTGGACGCTATGATGAACGATATGTATAGAGAACTTGCAGAACAGGCTGCAATAAAAGCAATTTTATGGGATTAACAATCACATCACAGCCAATAGACGGAATTCATGCGGGGTTTATACCGCAACCTGTCGTTTTTAAACGGGAGGATGCGGTCATAACTTCTATTAATGCCAGCGCTTTTTATCCAACTAAGGTCGAAATCATTGTGCCTGCTTTATTTGCTGATTTATATGAAGATGATTATATCTACGTAAATTCAGGGCCTTTTGATTTTACTGCAAAAATTTTGTACATATATGACGGCCCTTATAAATCATATGCTTTAGATTATGACTATCCTGGTTATGGCAATTTAGGAGGGTTCTGTAATTATCTTAAAAATTACTATGTAGAAGTAAATACGCTCGTTACTGGAATTCCTAAACTAAGAGCAAATTTTTCTCCGGCGGGATATGCTACTATAGATTTATCGATCGTAAATGATTTAAACTCACAGGATTTTGATATATCAGCAAATCGTGTGATGACAGAAAGCCGTGTGCAGATAACTAATCCAACTTACCAGGCATTTTGGGAGGGAGGCTCCGGCTCGGCAACTCTAATCGTGTTAGATTGTATATTAGTATATGCGACTAATGAACCGGATCCAGATGTTGTTTTAAATGATTGTGATTCTCCGAAGCTGTATTATACCTATCCTAATCTTGTTATATTATCCTCTGAGACTGGAGCAACGCTAACCTACAACGAGCTTGACGAATTCGAAGCGACTATAACAACAGGATCATTAGGTACGCTCGCTGGTATAGGATTCATGCAGTTTCTATGGGCCGCTACAAAAACTGCTAATAGTCTTACGAAATTTATAGAATTCGTAACTAAAAAATTTGAACTTATCAGGCCCGCATCGATCGACGATGAAAACTACGAAGATCATGAATTCATGCTTGGCTGGTATGGTCGTGATGGAGCTTGGTATCAGATGCTTTTTACGGATTGGGAGGAAAATATAGATACTGATTCTGTTACGATTAATGAAACTGATGTAGAAACTATAGAGGCCCTCGTTACAAAAGAACAAAGAAAAATAAGATTACAGGCCGAAGAGCTTACATATAATGACTTGCAGGCTGTTTTGTCTGTATTAGTTGCAAAAAAAATAATAAGAATTTTCAAAGACGGGACAATAGAAAGGGTAAGTATAGTTTCAGGATCGGCAAAATATCGTAAATTTGCGGGGATGTATAATTTTGAATTCGATGTATTGTTGTATCAATTACCGTTACCCGTATAATGGAACTTATTATAAATGACACGGTTATAGACCTTGGAAACACAACGGTAACGACAAGCAAAAAACTTATCGATTTAGATAACCCTACAGACCGATTTATTCAGATCACAAATCAATTTACAATACCGGACACAAACGAGACACGGAAATTATTCTCATCTGCGCAACTTTTGAATACTGATTCGGAGGCTTTCGACGTGTATTATTCGGCGATCATAAGAGATGCAGGTATTCAGTTATTTAGAGGGAAGGGGATTCTTTCAGATTACAAGCCTGGAAGCGGGTTTAAGTTTCAGATCGTAGACAGTTCTAAGGATTTTTATAATGCCTTAAAAATAAAATTAAATGAAATCGCTTGGGATGATTGCGACGTATTCCTTACAATGAATAGCTATACTGATATTGGTATTGACACGCAGAGAGCTGTTAGTCAGTGCTGGACGTGGCCTGTCTATTGTTGTCATGAACAAATGATCGGGCAAAGAACGCAATTAGACCAAAACCAATCAGGATTGCGTTGGTCACGCCCTTCGTTTTATCTTATGTCCCTCTTGAATAGGGAAGTGAATCTTGTAGATACAGGTCAAGTATCTGGTTATTCGTGGGCTTTTGATATGACTACGACAGAAGGGTATCTGGCTATGACGGCTAATCACAAAGATTTCTTTTTCACATCATACCAGAAAACGTTGACTGGTACCATATCGGGATATATTACAAATTTGAATGCAAGTTATGATACGGCTGTTAATGTGACTCTTGCTTCTACAACGATCAACGTCGGATCGATGAAAACTAAATTCAGATTGAGGGGCGATGTTGCTTTGTCTTCCGATGTAACATTAACGGTATATGTCACGTATGACGGAGGCGAACAACAATCTAAACAGTATACTATAAGTCACGAAGATACTTATATAGATATTTCGACTGATGAATTTTCAAATGATGTATCTTCTACTGTTTCGTTCTATTTTTCAGGATCGATCACGCTTTCAGGCGTATTATTATATACGCTCGTGTCTGAAAAATCTGTCGATGATTATGTCTCGAATCCTTTTTTGAATATGAGAATTAAGGCACATGACAATCTGCCGGATTTGACATATTATGATATATTAAAGACATTTTGTCTGATTACCAATTCCGTTCCAGTTGTGGATCAGTTTACTAATGTATTGAGCTTAAAAAGATTAGACTTTTTGGAAAAAGGGAATACGATTGATTGGTCGGATAAATTCGTAAGAAAATCTGAAACCATATCGCCTGACTATGGTAAATTAGGTAAGCTAAATTATTTAAAATATGACAATGATAAGTTTGCGCCTACCTGGTTAGGCGAGGGTATATTTGAAGGATTAGCAGAATATTTACCTGAAAAAGCAGATTATTTTAAACTAGGATTTGGAGCCAGCCAGGACAAAAAATTTTATTTTTCTGGCGTATATTACGATATGGCATGCATACCTATTTACCGGGATGCTGTCTATATAGACGGTGAATTGCAAAGCCCTACTCATATGAGCAATGATATAAATATCAGGTTGTTAAATTTAGTTCCTGGTACGATCTATACAGCTAATTTTTTACCTATTAGGTTTGAAACTATAAAAGAGGCTTATTATAAAAATCTAACTGATTCGCTTTACAAGTCGCGGGTCATAGAGGTAGAATTTAATCTAAAGCGATTGGATTTTATAAATATAGACTTGACGGAGCAACTTATTTATATTGAGCAATTTGCGTCATTATTTATGATTTTGGAACTTAATAATTTCCGTGCCGGTTATTTGTGTACGGCTAAATTATTGAAATTCAGATAAATAAAAATGGCTAAAAGAAGCTCAATTTTTAACGATCTCAAAAAAGTTGATATAAACTTTAACTTAAAAGAAAATGGCAGATAAAACGGTAATAGTTGAAATTCAATATGATACAACACAGGCTGTAAAAAACCTGGAAAAATATACACAAACAGTACGTGAATCTAAAATTGAACAAAAATTTTTAGAGGAGCAAGTTAAAAAAGGCGAGATTTCTTTTAATGAATATTCTATCGAAATTGAAAAATCTAAACAAAGAGAATCACAAGCAAATACAGAACGAAAAAATACTATTAGACTTTTAGGAGCCGAAAAAGGAAGTATCAACGAGCTTAAGGCAGGTATCACGCAGCTTAAGGC